CATTAGTTGTAGTTTCTATAGCTGTATTTAATTCTGATATTAGTCCGCTAGTAGAAGTTTCATAATATATATCCAACCTTGATTCAGTAGGCTCTGTTTCAAATACTGCGAGTTGAAAAGGATAAGCACCGGCTTTCGCAGCACTTCCAATAGGTAAAGAATCTATTTGTGATATTCTAGCGATTAAAGGATTAGATTTAGAGTCATATAAATTTGTTATTGTTGTTGCACTTGGGCCTGTAACGTCTTCTCCTAACACGTCAGCAACTTCCCCAATGGTTATTACGGTATTCGACTGAATACTAGGAAAAAATTGTTCATTATAAGAAGGAAAAGTTGCAGACACAAAATTAGGAGTAACTCTTCCAAATAATTGTACTGAACTTCTAAATTGTTTTTGTTCGGGGCCTACTTCACTTAAGTCTCTAGGAACTTTATTTATATTATCATTTATTAAAGTAATAAACCCTACCTCGTTTTCAGTGTCATTTAAATCTGTAACTCCAGCGGGCGGCCCGTTAAGTATACCAGGTAAATAAACGTTATAATAATCTTGCTCGAATTGTTTAACCACGACTTTATAACTATACCAACCTAATGGATTGTAATTATTACCTGAACCAATATAAAGCCCCGGTATACCAGACCCAGCAGGAATTGGAGATGGGGTAGTTATAGGGCTATTAAATAATATTTTTAAAGCATCACCGGGCCAGGAAGCTACAGGAGTATCAGCGTCGTTTCTATAAGGATGATAATGAGTTGAAGCGGCAAAATTTCCAGACGGATCTAATGTAGCTTTTTCTAAAAGTTTAGATAATAATACTGTAGATGATCTTCCATATCTATCTGAAACAATAATGCCAACTTGATAATTTCTATTTTGTTTTAAAGTGCTATTGGGGTACTCTACTTTACTAGTAGTGCCGGCCGCTAAATTAAAATTAGATTTATCAAAAGCACCTACTTCATAATCCAATTGGGGTGTAAGCTGGCCATTGAGATCTTGGAAAAGCGGGGTATGTTTATCTTGAAAATTACCATAAATAACTCTATTTCCCGATATTTCTTGAGAAAAGGCTTTAACAGGCACTTTATCATATACCCTAATTAAATCCGCCTCGGGTAATGTTTTATAAGGCTTTAAACTTTGATAAGTATAACTTATAGTAGAGCCGGTATGAGTTGTTTGGAAGAGTTGATTGGTTACTGATAAAGTGTCTACTACTTGTACGGCTTGCGCGTCTGATTCTTTATAAATAATATCAATTTCTGTAACTTTTAAAATATTATTTAATGTAGCCCCGGTAATAGCTGAGCCATCTATAGCTTTGGGTAAAGGAATATTTAAAGTAATTTCATTTACTTTGTTTTCCATAAAACTAACTACAGTGCTTCTAAACGCTGCATCTTCATCCTCAGCATAAAAATATCCGTCTTGTTTGGGTATAAAACATTCTTGAGTAAAAGGAGCTAAAGCCGAATACTCATTGTCTTCAAATTTAAATCTATAGCTAAATCTTACAAATTTATCTTCTAAATAATCCGGGTCTCCAGCGTAGTTTGGATTTCCACCAGTGTCTGTTTGTAAATAAGGATTGGTTGGCGGGTTTGCGTCTGCAGCATTAATTTTAGGTACCGCAAGGCTTACTACATCTTTCATTGTAGTTTCATATTGGCCCGCTATAGAGCTTTCTTGGTACAAATTTATAGCTTCATAGGGTGCAAATTTAGCTACTGAAATATGATCTTCAGTAGTATAATATCCTAAAGTTTTGTTTATATTTATTTTTCTTGGTTGATTCCTATTGTCTGTCCAAAACAATAAATTTTCAACTATGTTAATGCCATATATAGGATTTTGTGTAGAAAAATTTAAAAAAAGTCCTTCAACTAATTTAATAGCAGTTTGATTTAAAGTATCATAAGCATAAATAAAATTATCCGCTCCAGAATTATACGCAGTTCCTGTATTGTTGGTTAAAAAAATGTATACCATATTATTTGCAGGATTTACAACATGGCCTATAGCTTGAAGACCTGTTGCGCCTGAATTTAAAGCTTGAAAATTGCCTTGCGGCAACAAAGCATTACCTAATACATTTTCTAATGCCCCTACGTCATCGCCCTCGGATTTACTAACTTGTATATTAAAGCCTTGTCTATACTCGCCTTGAGGCACTAAACGTGCATCAAGATCTAAATTCATTTTAGACTTTATAAAAGCATTTTTAACTTCTGCCATTTATTTAACTTTTAATCCATTTAGATTTATTACGCATTACTTGAACTATTTCATCTAATTTAATATTAGATAATCTAATTTTAGCATTTCTAAGCAATGCACTTTTTTCTCTTTTATATCTATTAACTATATATTCAGGGGTATTAACTTTTGTGGAAAGTACAGCATGGTTTACATAAGCATATACGGCTGCTTCGGCCATTTTAGGAACTTTCATGTCTTGATCATAAGCAAGACCGTCAGATATATATTCAAATATTACTAAAGCATCTCTTAAGTCACTCGAAAAAGATATTTTACCTTCTCTATGGTTCATAGTAAACCAACCGTTTCTTTGAGATGTTTCTGGATTTAATCCATATCTTTCTCCAACTCTTCCTTCAAAACCAAACCCATACCAAGTGCCCGGATAAATCCCGCTTTCTACATCTTTTGAATTTAAATTTCCATTAATTAATCTATCATTAGCGGCGGCCCATCTTTCTTCTGTTAAAGAAGTAGCGTCTATGTCTTCGCTAAAGTTGTCTTGAAGAGGAACACCTTGAAAATCCTGAGGTAATAAACTGTCTGGATTCGAAGTTAATGTTGTAGGATATATAATATGTTTAACCCCTAATTGATCTACCCATGACATTTTTACATAGTTTACATAATCTTGAGGCATTGGTATTGATAAATTATGAGGAATTTGAGCTTCTTGTGATTTTATACTTGGCAAAGTATCATAGCTAAATTCTTGTAATGCGCGCTTAACATGAAATATAACATCATTGCGTTTTACATTTTGAATAATTTTTCCATTACCCACATAGCCCACTAAAAAATTTGTAACTAATTCTGAAACTTTTATAAAAGCATACTCGCCGTAGTTTTCTTCAACCGTATTACCGTAAGCATTTTCATTGCCATAATTACCACCAGTTAAAGTTTTTAATTGTACAACTATAACTAAATTAGCAGCAGGAGTAGCTGCGAAAGTTATTGTATTGTCAGCCACGCTATATGTTTGTATGTATTCTGTGTATGATCCAGCTATTCCTGTAGGGCTAGTGTAAAGTTTAAAATTATTATTTGCATAATTTACGGTGCTAGGATCAAAACTGCTAAAAATTAAATTTGTATTAAAAGTAGTTGTAAATGTACTTGTAGCTCCGTCTGCTAAGAATGTTTGTGCTCCAGCGTAATATTGTGCATTGGTTTCTTGTATTAAACCACCATTAGGTTTTGCCATAACTTATTAACTTTTTTGGTTTATTTCATCCATTTGCACTTGCTGTGCTGCGGCTTGTACTATTTGAGGATCTCTTATAATAATTCCAGCATATTGTAGTATTCTTAAGATAACTTCTGTTTGTTCACTTTCATGAAGCTCAAAATTTATAGATCCGCTTGGCTCTGTAGTAGCATTGTAGTCTGATTCATTCCAATTGTATTGGCCTAAACTGCCTACTAAAAATCCCCAAATTACATTAGACGGCTTTTTAACATACTCTACTTGCACATTATTTTGTATAGTATCTGGCTTTACAAATAAATAATTATTCTCATACAAATATGTAGGAAAAGTTTCAGTTGCTTTTGTTAATTTAGATTTTTCAGAAGTATAAAAATCATTTCTTTGAAGTCTTTGTATAAGAACTTCATTCTTATATGTTACTTCGCCTATCCTGTATAAATTTACTGTTCTTCCATAAGAATCAGTTGTAGGTAAAGTAAAATAATTAGTAGGGGTAGGTGATGTATTATTATAAGAGGCGTTGCCAAACGTTTTAAATATAGCTACCTTTTCATCTATATTTTCTAATCTATCAGCGTAGTTTAAATTGCTTTGAGGAACTCTAGCCTGTTGATTTAAATCTTCAAAATATTTTTCAAATATTTCAAGTTGAACTTGTGTTCCTACTTTGTTAAATTCATCAGGAGTCATATACCCCCTTTGCTCTTTATTTAAAATAGACAACACTGTTTGATATACAGTATTTACGTTTATTGCCATTTTTGTTTTTTGTTATATAATAGTAAAGCCGCCAAATGACGGCTCTACATATTATAAATATTACACGTTATAGAAGTTTTTTCTCTATAGATTTGTAAATTTCTATACCTTCATCTGTTTTAAAGAATGCAGCCATAGCGGAATATGGGTTTTCGTCAAAAGGAACATTCATTATTTTCCTTCCTGTTTTAGCCCATGCAAAAGTTCTTTGATCTTGTGATAAATTTAAAAGACCTAACTCCGTAGCATTAATAGCTACATTTCTTAATTGCACATTTTCGTCATTAGCCAATTCTAAGAATAGTTGAGCGTTTTCTTTAGCAAATATTAAAAGATCTCTTTTAATTTCTTTAGAACTCATGTCAGATACCTTAGAACCAACCTCAACTCTTAAAATAGCCTCAGCTTGATCTATATCCATATCTCTTGCTACATTTAATGCCTCAATTATATATTCAATAGTTTCTAAATCGTCTACAGCTTCTTCTACAGGATTAAATTCGTTATATTTTACTCCTTTCATTGGATGATAAAGAGATAATAATCTTTGCAAATTTTGTTTTTCCTTAGTTACGGTTAATGTGCCATCCCTAAAAACAATATGCCCTAATGTTGCTTCACCCGATTGTTCATCAACTAATGGCGAATTTTGATTAGTTGCATATCTTAATTCTCTTTGTTCATTTTTTTCTTTATCAAACCATAATAAAGGATAACGGCTCGTATGACGAGATGCTATAGTATATGTTAATGGAGTTTTAAGACCATTTAGTAAATATGTTCTGTCTTTAATTTCCCATTGTGGTTTTTTGGATGTTGATACTTTAGCTGCAGGTTTTGCAACTTCTTTTGCTTCAATTACTTGAGGTGCAACCTCAATATCTTTTACTGCTTGAGTAGCTTTTTTAGCCATGATATAATAAAATTAAATAGTTAAAAGGTAAAAACTACCCCCGTTAATACAACGAGGGTAATTTATACCAGGTAAATTATGATGCAGTAAACAATACGAAATTGTTAGCACCTTGTACACATAAACATCTTTCAGACAAGAAGTGAACATCCATAGAGTCAATGTCAGAAGTATAAGCACCTCCAGCAGATCCAGTAATCCAAGATTTCATTCTTCTATCTTCAGTTTGTGAAGCTCTGTAACGAACATGTAAGAAAGGTCTACGAATATTAGAACCTAAGATTTGATCGTATACAGTTGATGTACCAGCAGGAATAAGAACTCCATCAATTGCTGAAACAGCTACTCCACCTCTAGTTGAAGCGTCATTAAGATATTTCCAGTCAGTTTTATAAAAGTCATAAGAACCTCTTCTAAATCCTGAGAAACCAAGATTCAAAGCCATTTCTTCAGAGTTTTCAAATAGACCAAAAGCAGTACCTCCTCCAATACCGGAAGAAATAGCACCTAGCATATCATCAAAATCCAAAGAAGTTTTTCTATTTAAGAAAAGCATGTTCTCTTCAATAGCACCTTGAGTATCAAGATTTTTAAGAATGCTGTCAAATTCACCAAGACCAGCAGCAGCACTAAAGTTATTTAGTACATTACCTCTAGCATTGATAGCAGCAAAAAGACCTTCAGTTCCGCCATAGTCAGCAGCAATACCAGCAACTCCAGAACCTGCAGCAGCTTTTTCACCTTCAACCATAGACATTTCAAGATAATCCTCAAATCTCAAACGAGTTTCAGACTCAGCTTTCAAATACCATAGGTATCCGGATGTTCCATCCTCAGTAGCAACTTCAACCCAACCAATCTGAGCCATATCTGATCCATTGACCACATACTTTTCTTTAATAATAATTGGTGAATTGTTAAATTGAGTGAAAGATGGGGTTACGCTTCTAATGTCAGCATCTCCAGTCCCTTTTCTATATTCAGAACCATATACAAATATTTTAAGATTTGTAGGGGCTCCGGCACCAAACGTAGCAGCAAGATCAGCTCCAGTATATGTAGCTACAGTAATTGTTGCTAAAGTAGCAGATGTATCTACACTATTGGTTACTAAAGCTTTTACTTCAGCTCCAGTAGTAGGATTCAATACTACAATAGTTTGGTTGATAGAAATTGCATTATCAACGAAGTTAGCGCCAGCAGTTGCATTAAGTACAAAAGTTAAAGTTGTTGCGCTAGCTTTAGTTACGTTATTATATGCAATGTGCAATCTATTTTGTTCTGACCAAATTACTTGATCAGAAGTCATAGGCATTTCTGCTCCTACCATACGTAGAAATCCAGAAAGAGTTCGGTTTCCATATCGCTCTACTTCTTGTTCGTAGATCTCAGGAAGATATTGTGCTGCGAAATCTGAAAAATCGTCGCCAGCTTTATCTGTAAATTGCAGATAATTTGTAGACAGAACTTGTTGTTTCTGACTAGGTTTAATTGACCCAAACGAGGGTACTACATTTGCCATTCTTTAAATTTTAATTGTTAAATTTTTTTGTTCTAATTTTAAGTTTTGAAGAGTCTAGTCCGCTAATAGCTTTTACTTTTAATCCATTAACAAATACATCGCCCGGGGCAGTCTGCCTTGGCTCAGTGGTTATGTTTTTAGTTTTAGCAACTTGTTCTTTAATGGCATCGGCACGGCCTTGCTCGTAGAAATGTGTTGCCATAGTATCGGCATTGCGGGCAGCATAAATCGCTTTATGATAACCAGCGGGATCTTTCATTTGACCATCTTTGTCTAGGAACGTCCCGACGAAGTCTGTAAGATCTTTTTGATTATCAGCAGTTGATTCAGGATCTTTAATACCATATCTAACTTTCTTTTCTCCTAATTTAAAATCAAAACCTTTGAAATCATTAGAAAAATAATCTTTAGTTGTATTAATGAACCCTTCCCGAACTGCGTCATTACGCTTTTGCTCTTCATTGTATCGGTTAAAAAAGTCAGTCGCTTTTTGTTGCTCTTGAGTAGTACCAGGTCTTAGTTTAATTTCCTCGTAATATTTACTCTTAGTTTGCTCTAAAAAGTTTTTGGCTTTTGCAACTTCTTCTTTATACGCTATTTTTTTCTTGCGTATGTCTCTATCCTCATCCACTTCTTCATCCCATGTAAAATCTTCTAATAATAGATTTACGTCTTCTGAATCTAAATGAGGCTTATTCTGTTTATAATATTCTCTTAATAATGTATTATTATCTACATTTGAGTAATCAGCATTTAGTCTAGCATAGTCTTGTACATCTCCCCCGGTTTCTTCCATAAACTTTATAAGCTTATCTACTCCTTCTGGAAGCTCTTGTGCTTTTGTTTCCTGTAATATTTCTTTTTGTTCCGATGGGGCAGAGGGAGTCTCATTGCTTCCATCCACTCTTGTCTCTTCAGAATTATTTTCTTCATCTTCAATAATTTGTATTGGAGATTCTTCTACTAATTTTTCTTCAGTTTTTTCGGCAATGACTTGTTCTTCGGCGTTTCCTTTTCCCACCTCTTTGCCATCTCCGGATGATTCATGTACATCCACTTTCTTTGTGCTTGGCTTTTGAACGGCATCTTCTTCTTTTTTAATTTCTACTGGAGGTTTAGAAAGATCAACTTTAATAATGTCTTGCTCACCTGCTAATTTTTTTGGAGTTCTTTTTTTAATTTTAAAATCTCCTTCTTGTTTTACTTCTGTTGACATAATATGATAATATAAAATTAATTAATAAAATTTACCTTGGCTCAAATTGTTCTAAGCCAAAGCCACTTAAATTATCATTACCTGCTGATTCAAAATCTTTAGGTAATAAATCATTTTTTCTTTGATCGATAAGTTCAGATTGCTGTGTACCTTGTATTCTTACGCGTTTATCTTTTCTATCTTCTATTTCTTGTTCTTTTTCTGTTGTTGCAGATGCTTGCGCTTGAGCTAATTGTATATTATAATTAAACTCTTCTGCCATTAATTGTTTTTTAATTAATGCTTCTTGCTCCATTCTAGCAATTTCAAAATCTGATTTAGCTTTTTCAATTTGTACTTTTGTTTCAGCTAAAGCTTGTTGTTTTTGTACTTCAGCCATTGCCGCCGCTTCGGAAGCCTGTGCGTTAGCCTGAGCTTGAGCTTGAATATTAGCCTGCTGGGCCGCTTGCGCATCTGCTTGTTTTTCTTTTCGTTTTAATTTTAATAATTGATTGGCAAGTTTTATGTTTGAAACTTCTCTAATATCAATAGCATCATCTAAATCAATGCCTCCCCCTTGCAATGCAACTTGTATATTTTGTTCAAGCTTAGCTTTTTCTTCTTCATCTGGTTCTAATTCTAAAAATATACCAAAATCGTGCATTGCTACTTTTTCCATTTCTTGCAATGTATTTACATTAAATGTGTTGATGCTATTTAATAAAGCTTCTCTTGTTAATGGGAATTGTAAAGCATCATTAGCCCTCAGACTTATGTTTTCTGCTATTTTAATAGTTATATACATTAAAGCTTTTAGTATATGTCTAGTAGCTACATTAGAATTAGCGGCTGCCATTTTTTGTAAACCAACTAATGCATTCTTGTCAGGCATACTTCCATCAACAGCCTCATTCAGCCCTGTAACATCTCTTATCATTTGTAAATAATATTGATAAGTAGATATTAAAGCTTGAACTTTAGACATTCCGCTAGATGATTGTAGCTCTTGAATTGGAACTTTACCTCTATTAAGATCTCCGTCTTGAGTCAAAGAGCGTCCAACAATGCTACCTGTCTGGAAATACATGTTTAATGCTTCTGCTGGGTTATAGTTTGTGCCATTACCTAAATCAACTTCAGCAAGACCATCCATATCTAAATAAACCCCATCTGGCACTACTCTTGATAATACTTGTTGTAATTTTAAATGAGTTAGCTGTATCATGTCAGCAAAGCTTGTAATACGACTAACAATAGAATCTATGCGGCCCTTATACATTCTAGGCGCACATATAGAGTAATTCATATTTACTTTTGTAACATCAGAACTAGGGCGAGTCATATTTTCTGCCATCTTCCAATCTATAATTTTGCTCATACCCATAACTTTTGCCCCTGTGTATAATACCTCTATACTTCTAGATACTCTGCTAAAGTTATCATTTTCTGGCGGATTAAAAGTGTCGTCTTTTTCTAATATTTTTTCTAATCCTTGATCAGTATTTTTTAATTTAAATACTTGGTTTGTATATGTTTTATATTCAAAAAATAATATAGAAACTAAATTATCATCATTTTGACCACCATAATTTCTTACATAATTACTGTAGTTGGTAGGCCCTTTATATTTTTGTATTTCCTTAAGATCATCATCTGTAAGCTGAGGATATAATCTTTTTACTTCTGAAAGACTTAAGTTTTTTACTTCACCTACATAATATATATCTTCAAAGTTAGGGTCTTCTGTATAAGAATATACTACCGACGCTGGATCTACATAATCAACCGTAATACCTTCTGAAAAATTAAAGCTAGTTTTAGATACCCCAATGCCTAACACAGCTAAATCATAAGCTATACGTCTTTGTATATCGTCATATTTATTATAAGAAAAAACATTTTTAATTATTTCTTCTTCAGCAATTTCAACACTTTGCTTATAGTTTAATTGTAAATATAAATCAAGCTCTTCTTGTGAGGAAGGCAAACTACCCGGATCGGCTGATGCATAAAAATTACCTCCAGTCAATTCATTTAACTGCTCTATTTGTTCTTTATTAATTATATCGCGTATTGCATTAAAAGCAAATTGAGTTCTTTCTTTAAGAGCAAATGGGTCAGTAGCAAATGATTTTATTTCATAACCTTTATCAGTCATGCCATTAACTACAATGTCTACAAACTTAGGTATTACTGGTACAATTTTCCAATCTAAATTTAAATAAGATAAATCACCATTAATAGATAATTCATCTTTATATTTTTGTATTGGCTGCTCGCCTCTAGCATATAGTCTTAATCTATGATAATTCTGAAAGTTCTGTAAATACCTTTCGCCCCCAATATCTTGCCGAAACCACTCATTTTCTATAGCTTGAGCAACTTGTAGCCCATAGTCATAACTATTCTTTACTGAATCAGGTACTACCTGATCTGGGAATGAACTGTTATAATTAGTATTAATCATTTATCTAAATTATTTTTGATGTAGAACCATCGTTATTATATCTTTTTATTCCTAAGTTCATTGGTTTAAAAACTTTTTTAGCTACTGGAGCATATTTATTTTTATTACAAGCCATTATAGCGAGCCCAGAACTTATAGAAGCATCGTGTTTTGTTCTGTTATTAAGATTAAATTTTGACCAATCGTTTAATGTTCTTGTAAAATATAAGTCTCCGTGAGTTTCTCCGTTAAACCCTACATGAGAATCAATATAAGATTCTATAGCAGCTGCATGAGCCTGCTTCATATCTTCACTTGAGTTAGGCACTCCTCCTATTTCTCTTTCTGTTATTGATAATTTATTATAAACTTTATCAGGTCTATTCATAGAATATCCTCTATAGCCTCTTCTTTTTAAATAATATAATAACCTCGGCTTATTATTTTCTGCAAGTATTGGCATTCCATAAAATACTAAAGCCATAAGTACATCTTCAAAAAATATTTCAGCATTATCAGGTCGTGATATATATTCTAAAAAGAAATGGTTAGGGGGTATATCTTCCATGGTAAATTTTGTTAGTCCATGTAATGAGCCTTTAGACCCTCTACCATCAACTGTGCCGGATATATCATAACTATCACATCCAAATGCCCCGCAATGTTCATTAGCCGGGTATCTTAAATTACCTTTTGCAATAGACCTATTTTGCATATTATGTGGCGGGATCCATGAAATAAAAAACCGTCCGTTGTTATTAGGCGCGAACTCAACTACTGAATCTTTAACGCCACCTTGCCATTGAAAATTTCCTTGCGTTATAAGACCTGTATACTTCATTTCTTCAACATAATCTATCTGCTCGTATATTTTAGTTAGATTAAATAAAGATTGTTTTGTTTCATCTCGAAACGCGTGCTGTGTTGTTCTAGGAAATTGACGATAGAATTCATTTAATGCGTCTTGATCTTTTTTTAATCCATCAACTTCATTCATCCAATAATCAATAACTCCAGTATCTATGTCTGTGCCATCAATACTTTTGACTAGCTTTTCCGGTGTATCGAATACAGGTATTCCATGCATATCAATGAATCCCTCGTAATTCCATTCCATAGGTATGAACAAAGAATATAATCCTGAGCTAGTCTGTCCGTTGCGGTTTCTTTTAGTAACATCTGATCCTTCATATAATTTTTTAAAATTATTACCTCCTTTATCTAAAGCATTTGATGTAGAACCCATCATACATTTTCCGACTACCCTGCTACCTAGTCTTAATGTTGTTTTGGTTACTCTCCAATTGTTAATTATATTATCTGGTCTTTCCCATTTACCAGATTCATCATGAACTAAAAGCTTTAGCTTTTCTCCATCATATGAATTATCGCCTGTATTTTTCCAGTCGATTGTAGTATCAAGCCCATCAATTTCAGCTAATTGTTCGCCTACTTCTATCTTGCGCCGAGTTAGTTTGGAGGCGGGCACTCGGTAAGCAAGCTCTGTTTTCGGACGATCCATACCATCTTGGACGGGCTTGAAGAAGAAGGGATAATTGATTGATATTGGAACGACTTTATCGGTAAACATTTTTTTGGCATCAGCCCCAGTTTTTGATAAAATTCCAAATCTCGCGTCGCTTGACATTGTTGCCTGGTTAACAGTTTCGTTCGATGCCATGAAGCTAAACCCAGACCGTCTGTTTTTGAGGTAACATATTCCATAACATCTGGTATCTGCTTTACACGCTTCCCAGAAAATATAGAATAATCTATTTGATTCCCTAAAGTCGGCGGCCCCAACGTCAATCTTAGTCCACTGCAGGTACATGTAATGAGACCCAGTAATATAAGTTTCAGTACCATTATTGTAGAACGCAAAACCTTCTTCTCTATATTTAAATTCATTATCTATATAGTCGTACCATTGTTCTTTAAAATTGTCAGGATAATTATTCCAATCAAATACACTTTTAATTTTTTGTAATTCTTTGGGATAATTAAATTTTTGCCAATATTGCTCTTGTTTATTATTAGATCTTTTAAAGCATCTATTGATTAATGGTAAACCTATTTTTAAACCTTGAATATCGTACACTTCGCCAAGCTCGCCTGATTTACTTATTACAACTAAATCATGCTCTTTGTTATATCCGTATTCCCAGCTTTTTTGTTTATTTTTTTTCTTTAATATATTGGGCTTTACATAATCCGGTATTATTGAATATAGTGTTTGCTTATATATCATTTAGATCTTTTTTCAGCAAAGCCTCCGAATGTTTTTTGATTAGCAGATTTATCTTCTAACAATTTTTCTTCGGTTTCAATTCTTGTTAATATTTCAAATGCATCAAATATTGCTAGCTTTTTGGTAGCTGCTGCATTTTTTAATCTATCTGCTGATATGTCATCTTCTGAATCTACAATAGCTTCCTTAGCTACTTTAATTAACTCCTCAACTGCTTTTTGCCCAGCTTGGATTATATTCAGTTTGGTCTTCTTTACATTCATATTTAATAACAATATCATTAGATTTCATACAATACAATCGCTCGTTGTCAATTATAAACTCCCATTCGCTATTAGGAGTAAACCCTACAAGGTCGCCAGGTGCTATTTCAAGTGCATTTAAAGAGCTATTGCCATACTTTAGTATACCAATATACTTTTGTTCTTTTTCTAAGCTTGTAGGATCATTATTTAAAAGAGGCTTAACAAAGCATCTATCCATAAACGAATGCCACTTATCGCTTTTTTTGTAAAGATACACCTGATCGGGCTGACAAAAGTAAAGATTGTCTTTAAAATATTTACTGCTATTTTTTTCTTTACCTTTTATATCATAATATCTTCTAAAAACATTATGATGAATTACGATTTCATCACCTTCTTTTATAACGGTATTATAAGCTTTTGGCGTAGATATAACTTTAGCAAGTTTATTTATAAACTTAAATGATTCTATATTACAATTTAATATTAAATCCTTATTATTTACTTTAGTTGTATTATTGTATCTTTCTCCGATAGGCTCAACGATAAAATCGTAGATACTATTCATATTCTAAATTATATTCAACAGAAATAGCCATGTTAGAATTAAACTTTTTCCACGGTAATACTTCATTGTTTTTTTTAATAAAAATATTATAAGAACTATCAGTATCTTCAAATATGATATAAGCTATTTTGTGTCCTCCATATACCTCCTGGCCTACAGAATAATGCATAGCATCATTTTTATAATCAGAACCGATGCTGATCTTCCTTATAATGCTGCTCATCTTATTTTTCTTCCTGCTTTTCTATTTCTTTGTAAACACCTGTTTCCAAATCAATACTAATCGCTCCATACTCTTTTTCAAGGTCTTTTTTATAAGCTTCCATATCTTGCTCAAGTCCAGCGTATTCATGTAATAAAACGTGTTTTTGATTTTCAACAAGTCCAATGTCCCTCAATTTGTTGTTCATTGTTACTTGTTGTTCTTTGATTTTAGCTAATTGTTCCTCTGTTACTTTTTTTTCTTTTGTACTCATTTGATTAAATTTAATTAAATTATTTTACTTTATCTTTTATTTTCTCAAAGGTTCTTAATCCGCCAAGACCAAGCATACCTAATAAGACTGTCATTAAATGCTCCATTTGTAATGCCGGAGGAGCGTCGGTTGTTTTTGTTATCCAAATAAATAAATCTCTTATTACGAAGTTATATGCTAATGCCACCCCGCAAACCCATCCTATAAACGGACGCCAGCCAGCGACAAATACTGTTCTATGTCCAGCCTCAATTTCATTTATTTTAGTTTGCAATTCTATTATTTCATTAGGGTCTAATTCTTTACCTTTAATTGCTTCTCTTATTTCCCACGCTAAGTTACCAGCTACTGACTTTCTGCCATCACCACCTTTTAGTAGGCCTAATAATAATTTCAACATAATTTAAGCTTTGTCGTAAGCTTCTTTTTCCCAAGGAAGATTTTTAGCACCTTCCTGCATTTGACTTCTAGAATATATTTTACCTTTCCAGTAAACATTATTGTCATCGTAATCTAAATCGCCTCTTTTAAATTGATCGATATGAATCATTTCATGATCAACAACTTTTTTAGTTTTAGATGGATCTAAATTTTTATTTATTAATATAGTTCCGTTATTATTAGCTTTGCCTAATACATCATTACCCAAATCTACATTATATATAGGCGTATTGTCTAAATTATACGGAGGTGTATTAAGTTTGAAAGCCATTATTTATAAGGAAACATTTTATTTAATTTATCTTTGCGAGCAGAACAGCCGCAGGGGATATTTAAACCCTCTGCGACTCTATCTACTACACTTTTAATTCCAGTAACTTTAGTAACTTTTTCAATTGAATCACCAAGTCCTTTAGATTTGCTCATTATACAACTAGAAATTCAGTTACAGTAATTCCAGCAGGTAATCCAACAGTTGATTTTACACCACCTGGATTAGCAGTAAGAGCGGCATTAATTGCATCTCTTACGGAAGGGGTTGTTTCTGATGAATGAGTTAAAGTAACCGTGTCTAATGTTGGGGCAACAGTATGAATTGTTGTTTTAGTTCCTTCATTTGCGCCAGCAGCATCTCCAGTTGTTACAGAAACAATTGTATCTGTGTTAATTAAGTGTTGTCCGTCTTCGAAAGCATCCGCGCCTCCAACGACTTTGATAGAAATAAATCTTGCCATTTTGTTTTTGTTTTGTTATTGTTTATGTTTATGTTTTGCTAGGTTTATACAGTCCTATCTGTTTTCTTTAATTTTTTTGCGTTGCGCTTGCCTGCTAGCTCTCTTTTCGGCACTAGATTTGCCTTTTCTGTCAATACGCCCTTGAATTCTAGTAGCTCTATTTTCTAATCGTTTAGCTTTAGCTCTTGAACGCCTAGCGCTTGTTTGTTTTGCTCCTGTATCTGTGGATTTAGGCTTGCTAGCATCAATACTTTGTGCAGTCTTGTTTGTTCTTGTTTTTTCGTTTGCAGCCTTTCTTTTAACATTCGCTAATCTTAATTCTCTTTTTGAAAGTACCTTATCTACCTTAGGTGCTTTACCATCTGTTGGCTTTTGGCCTTGGGCCTTAGCACGCTTATTAAATTGAGCATCAGTAATATTAACTTTTTTGCCTTTTGTTTTACCATCTCTAGGTTTTTGGCCTTGAGCTTTTGCCCTTTTTTCAAAAGCTTCATCAGATATGATGGGTTTTCTTTTTGTAGAGGTTGTTGCTTTCTTTTTAGTTTTAATTTTCTTTTTAGGCATAGTTTGAGTAGACTCATTCTTTTGCGTAACAGTGGTAGGTTTTGTAAATTTATTAATTAGTTGTTGTGTTCCTGGCCTATTAACATCTTTAACTCTTTGCTTAATATCCACGCCCGCAAAGCTTCCTTTTATTTTAGATGTGTTAATACTATTATTGGTTTCTTTTTTAGTTCCATATTTAGTTTTTTCTCTTGCATACCTTTCATCATTATCCGCAAGAGAACCTAAAGCTTTTCCTATTCCTGAAATAAGTTTTGCGCCAAATAAGCCGGGCCCAAAAGCAACAGGAGAACCTTTCATTTTAAATCCCATCTTAATAATCTTTTTTAGCGGATCTTCTCATCTCCCCTTTATTACCACCATATTTTTGTCTGCTTGCAACTGAAGGCTTGCCAACTTGCTGTCCATATCCTTTATTCATATTTTGCATAGGAGACATGTTTTTCATCATCATTCCTGTATTTACTCCCTCTGTTCCTTGACCTGCAATATCATCCATAGGATTATAAGTAAGATCTGCTTTAGCTTGACCCATCATTCCAGCTGGGCTAGAATATCTTGGGTGATTACCGCTATAAGTTCCCGAATGTCCTTTTCTATCAGCAATATCATTTTCTAAATAATGCATTCTTGCTTGTGAAGATAATTTTTTGTTATATGCTTCTTTAGCATCATAACGTTGATCTGATTTCATTCCCATAATTTCTGTGTTTTGGTTTGTGTTGTTATTGTTGTTGTTTAATTATTAACAGTTCCATCTTCTTCTTGCCGCTCTACCTCGTTCGCTTTTCCAGCCTTTAGATCTAGCACAAAAAGATTTTCTGCGTTTTGCAGCTTTACTACCTTTCTTTAATTTTGAAGGTGGAGTAGTTACTGCAGTTTGCAGCTTGCTACCAGGATTATCTTTTTTATATTTTTTAACACCTTTTTCTGACATACCCCCGCCCGCAGCAGCACCTGTACCGGTTTTATTTGCTTTATTATAATAACCTTTAGATTTTTTTCTTGAAGGTGCATCTCCTTTCTTTAAAAAGGGCGAAGAGTTTTGTACGTATGCCATTATTTTATGAGTTTAAACCATTTTGCAACAGTATAGCCTATAGTTACCACTAGAAGTATTATTTTAAGCCATACTTCCATTTCCATCATAGTTACTACTCCAACTGATCCGTTGATAGCTAGCAACTTTATATCTCCAATGTCCATTACTATTCTCCCCTAGCTGCTTTAGCAATTTGCGTAATGGCACCTGCTTTATAAAAGGTCGGAGCTTTTTTAACTTCCATTCCAGTAATACCCGAACTAGAGCCGTTACCCATAGGAAATCCGTTTGTGTTTAAAGGACCATCCCATACATGAGATTCTCCTACTTGCCCTTTAAGTTGCGGGTTTGAAATGATTGCTTTACTTTTGTCCATAATTATCTATACTTGTCTTTATTAATATTATCTATTGAAACCTTCAAAACTTTATTTGTATAGGTTTCGCCTTTCATTATTACATTTCTGCGTTCGCTTATAGGAATATCTTCCTCGCCTAACATTATTTTATATATACGATTTATAAGTTGCTTGCATTTAAATGATGTTTTGTATATATTATACTTTTGAGTTGTGTGATTTCTTTTACGCCACACAGTTATCCAGCCTTCTTTTAATAGCGTATTCCATCTTCTATTATTCCAGCTATATGAATAAGCACCCATTTTAAAATCTATTTTAGTAAATAAATCAACACAATCTAAATATATTAAAAGCTCTAAATCTGCATCAGTCATGCCGTTATTTTTAGCGGCCCACTTTCTTATAATTCTATAATGCTTAAGCAAGTTAAGATCTTTTAAATCTCTTGCTTCTAATCTTTTCATAAAACGATTACAACGTCTTGAAGCTTAATTACTTGAAAAACTTCTTTATTTATTTCAACCCCATGACCTGCATGTTTGTCATAATAAATATTGTCGTTTTCTTCAACTCCAACAACTTCAGAACCTATAGATATTACTTTAGCTTTATTGTATCTTAAATCTTCTCTTTGATTTTCAGTTAACAATAAGCCGCCTTTAGTTTCAGAAGTACCTTGCTTTTCTTTTTTAATTATTAAGTTTCTACCTATTGCCTTCATTAATACGTAAATTATTAATTATACAATCTGTAGATAATATAGTAGTTGCTACGGAAGCCGCATTCTTTAATGCAGTCTTAGTAACAAGTAACGGATCAATTATTCCTGACTTAGTCATATTTTTACTTTTGCCAGTAATAACATCTAGCCCCCAGCCTTTTTTATTAGATTCTACAACGTCAAAATTTGCATTTTGTAATATTGTAATATAGGGAGCCTTAATAGCCTCTAATAATATTTCTTCTGCTTTATTGTTCGGCTTAATTTG